CTTGATTTTGAGCCGTTGTGTATTTTTGTTTGACATTTCTGCTTACTGGAGATAGTCAGACTTACGAAGCGACAGAAAACCCAATCGAGGTTCGGTTGGTGGGCATCACCGGGGGTGATTGCCTGACACGCCCAAGCAAGCGGGGGCCGCTATGCCAAATCTCACGTTCGATACTCTGGAAGCAGTTCCGGAGGGTCTCAAGGAACACGCGAAGCCGACTGACGGAAAGTTCGTCGTCGATGTGGTCCCCGGGGCAAAGCTGGCAGAGTTTCGCGACAACAATGTCACGATCAGCCGGCAGCGTGATGAGGCAATGGCAGTCCTGGCGAAGTTGAAGCCTGTGGTCGGCGAAGACGTCGACACGTTCGTCAGTCAGTTCGGTGAACTGAACAAGATCGTGCAGCAGGTGAAGGACGGAAAGCTGCAAGGCACCGATGCGATCGAGGCGGAAGTCGTCAATCGTGTTGGAGCGATGAAGACGGGCTTCGAGACCCAGCTCCAGGAGGCCGCTCGCAAGGCGGCGGAAGCGGAGACCCGGGCTCAGCAGTCCGATCAGAAGTGGCGCCGCTCCATCGTGGAGCGTGCAGTCACCGAAGCCGTGATTGACGAGAGCAGCGGAGCCAATCCGAGTGCTCTCGGGGACATTCTGACCCGCGCCTACGGCGTGTTCCAGGTGTCCGAAGACAACAAGCTGGTCGCCAAGGATGGCGATGCAGTGATCTACGGCTCGGACGGGGCGACCCCGATGACGCCGAAGGAATGGTTGGCCAGTATCCGCAAGAATGCGGGCCATCTGTTCAAAAATTCAAACGGAGGCGGTGCCTCCGGCGGCGGAAACGGTGGTGGGCAATTCGGCGGTTTGACGCCGGAAGCGTTCCACAAGCTCTCGCCGCAAGCGAAGCTGGACTTGGCTCACAAGCAGAAACAGAGCGGCGCCAAGCGCTGAGTTGTTTCTCTCCGTGAATCACCGCGTCCAGTTGCGTAAGTGGAAGTGACGCGGCGTAAGGGTCTGCCGTTCCAAACGACCCCACGATTGAGGGAACCTGAGCCATGGCACTGACCCTGCTGGAAGCGTCCAAGCTGGATGATGGCGACATCCATCGCAATGCGATCATCGAGATGTTCGCCGCCAATTCCGACGTGCTGCGCGTGCTGCCTTTCGAGGATGTGCCGGGCGGTTCGATCAGCTTCAACCAGGAAGGCAAGCTTCCGGGTGTGGCGTTCCGTGGCTTCAATGAGGCCTACACCGAGAGCGTCGGCATCCTGAATCCGCAGGTCGAGGTTCTGAAGATCGCCGGTGGCGATCTGGACGTCGACAAGGCGATCCTGAAGACGCGCGGCCAGAGCCAGCGATCGGTGCAGGAAGCCATGAAGGTGAAGGCGCTGAGCCTCTACCTGACCGGCAAGTTCATCAACGGCGACTCGGACTCTGATCCGCGCCAGTTCGATGGCATCCGCAAGCGTATCGTGGGCTTCCAGCTCCTCGGCGCCAACTTCGTTGCTCCGTCGACCAATGCACCGCTGTCGCTGGAAGCACTCGACGCCGCCATCGACCGCGTCGACAACCCGACGCACATCGCAATGTCGAAGGACATGCGGCGCAAGCTGACGGTTGCCGCGCGCAACTATCAGGTCGGCGGCTTCATCACCTACTCGACGGACGAGTTCGGCAAGAAGGTGACGATGTATAACGACCTGCCGATCCTGATCGTCGACTATGACGACACCGGCAACTTCATCCTGCAGTTCAACGAAGCCGGCCCTGCCGGTGGGTCGACCTGCCAGTCGCTGTATGTCCTGTCTGTCGGCACGGGCATGCTGACCGGCCTGCAGAACGGCGTGATGGAGGTTGCTGACCTCGGCGAGCTGCAGACCAAGCCGGTTCTGCGGACCCGCATCGAGTGGCTGGTCGGCCTTGCCGCAATGCACGGTCGCTGCGCCTCGCGCGTGTGGGGCATCACCAATGCCGCTGTGACTGCGGTGTAAGACGGGCTAACCTGCGTCAGTTGAAGCTGACGCAGGGTCCTGCACGCTGACCAAAAGGGAGGACACCATGTCCGTCAAGTCTTCGACCAACAAGTTTCCGATCGACGCGCTGCTGATTCTCGAACCGGCAGGTAGCGCCGATGTCACCGCGACCGGTGCGTCCGCTTCCAGCGTCGAGCTGGATGTGCTGACGTCCTATTGGTCGGCTGGCGATGTGGCTTCCGAGCTGGACTTTGCCGTCGTCCTGGAAGTCACCAAGTGGGATCATACCACGGGTGACGAGACCTATGTCGCCACCGTCGAGGTTGCGCCGACTTCGGGCTTCGGCTCACCGGTGACTGTCGCCACCCAGGCCATCACCGGCACGGGTCGCTATGTCATGGTGATCGATCGCGACGAGCTGCAGGCAGCGTTGGGTGCCTCTGCCACCGATGGCTTCATTCGCGTGAAGCAGACGCTGGGTGGCACCACGCCGATCATCAACTACAGCGCCTACCTGTCGCCGTTGCAGGGGCTGTGAGCCAGAACTGATAGCGGGGGCTTCGGCCCTCGCCATCTGTTTTTCCCGATGGAACCCGACACCGAAGGAACATCTGCATGAACGAGCAGCGTGAAGTCATCCGCAACGCGGATGGCAAAATCCCGATGCGTGAAGAGACGATCGAGATGCCGAGCACTCCTGGTCAGGAGCAGGTCCAGGTTTACGATCTGGATGGCAAGCGTCACATGATGCCGCGCCTCAATGCTCACGACATGGTTCAGCACCTCGGCTGGTTCTACAAGCTCCCGAAGGGTCCAGGGGTTGCTGCCGAGCGGCAAGTCATCGTCCTGGTCGGCAAGAAGAATGCGCCAGCACCGGAAGCCGGCGACGCCGGCAAGGAGCAGGTCGATCTGACGGCGATGAGCGTCGACGAGTTGCGTGCATTCGCGAAGTCGGAGTTCGACATGGAGTTCGGCCCCGAAGTCGAAGCCAAGCACATTCTCGACGCGATCATCGCGGAACAGGACGCGGCTTAACGCGAGGGCGCTGGGGGTTTCGTTACCCAGGATCGCTGCGCATGACTCGGCT